ACTTGTATGTCAGTTGACTTTAAATATGGAAATGTGAATGAGTAATTGGTGGTGGAGCCATTACCTGTATACGATTGTTCTGTAACAGCCATAGTTTATTTATCGTGATCCTCCGAATTGTAGGAGTTTTTGTTTTTCTAAGTTTTTCTTTTGTTGGTACGCAGCACCTTCTACATTACCTTTTTTCATTTCATTATCGATATACGTTTGACTCTTAATTGTCTCTACAATATCAGGACGTTCTGCAAGAAGTTCTGCTTCAGCCGCTTTCTGTGCTGCTCTTAAGATAGCATTGATTTCTCGATAGACAGGTAGGTTTTTCTTTTTCAAAATAACCATTTCATTCTGTGTATCCACATCACTACTTCTATGTGCACGGAGGGCTTTAATTGAGTCTTGATACTTCTTGTTCTTCATAATCCTTTCTATTTCTTTATAGAGATTATAAGAACCTATCTTCTTGTAAATATATTCTCTTTCCCTTGCACTGTATTCATAAGATCCTGTAGAATCTTTCTTAAGTCTACTTAAGCCGTCAAATTGAATATCTAATAAGAATTTCCTCCAAGGTTCGGCCGTACCGCTTACCTTTACAGGACTGAGAGCATTTAAAGCTCTTAAAACAGGATGATCTACATCATTAAGAGGTTCACCTGTCCATATATCAATTTGTTCAGCTAATCCTAAGTTGAATCCAGGAAGTCTATTTGCAATATATTCAGTAACTTCACCTTCAAGATCTTTCTGAGAACTAGATATAGCATTTGCTAATACTCCAGCACCACCTGATAGAGGTAGCATTGCTCTAGTAGAGTTAGCTATTAATCTATTCCAACCACTCAAGTCACCATTAGTAGCAGCTATAAGAGGTTCAAATCCTTGCAATGGTGTTTCATTTAAGAAACTAGCAGATAATGTCCAAGCAAGTTTAGCATGCCAATTTCTTATAACTGGCTCGTTAAGATCTGCATTATAGTAAGCCATATCTCCTAGCATACTTAATACTTGTTCGACACCAAGTATACCTTTATAACTAACCCACTTACCACCTATATTAATGGTCTTAGGTTCATATCCAAATTGATCACGCTCTTTTTTTCTACGTGATGCATTATAATGACCATTACCTCTGATATTACCAGCCATAGCATATTGCCACATAGTACCTACTAAAAGTGTACTGAAAGCTAGTCTTCCAGTATACTCTGCTCTAAGATTTTTGAAGATCATCTGAGCATTAGGTGTAGTAGCCATATCAATGCCATGTTCTTTTAGAGCTACTGCTATCTGTTCAGGAGTTCTAGCATATAGAGTTTTACTATATTTATTGAAACCAGGTATTAATGTTAATGGAGTCCAAGAAGAAGAATTCTTAATAAAATTACTAGATGTCCTAGGGAACATCATTAAGAATTTAGTAACAGGATAAGCTGTAGTTCCTTTATTCAACCAATTAGATAAACCATCATCTAAGTTAAGTTGAACTTCACCAGCTATAGATCTTAATACATCATCCTTAATTAAACCATTAGAATCAAAGAAATTTCTATAATGCTTTGCTTCTGCTACAAGTACATTTGAACGTTTGAAGTAACCAAGTTCACTAAAGACATCATCGTATGCTTTTATTCTAGCTAGATATTGTGCTAGCATTGTACTTGTATAAGCATCAGGAAAGACCAATCCAGTCATTCCATATCTCATGGCTGGATGCTGACCTAAATCTCTTAAAGACTTAGCAAGATCATATTGTATAATACTTCCCCAGTCACCTTCTGCTTCCCATGCTTGTTTTGTACTAGCTGCAATATCCCATTCTTTAGCAGATTGTAATTGAAAGTCTTTACGATAGGCTTTCATCATCATTTCAGGGTCTTTATGAGCTTTCTTCATCATCTCTAAAGCATCATGTAAAGCCCTTCTATTGGTTTCAAATATAGCTCCATTAGCATATGCAGTCATCTTGAGACCTGTAAAGTCTCCATCAATAGCACCCCAGAAACCATGGCCCATTATCTGTGTAATAGGTTTTACAGTTAATTGGAAAGCATTACCAAATCCAGCTCTGAATGCAGATAATCCACTGAGAACATTATTCATTACAACACTCCAAGCAGCTTTAGCGAAGAGGCTCATCTGTTTAGGATCAGGACTCTTAAGCATACTTAAAGGCGATACCTGTCCTCTAACATACTGATTTAGCTTCATTAAGGTATCTACATCACCATTAGTATGAGCATAAGCATCAACTAGTGGTCTTAAGAAGTGTGGTTTAGTTTTTCTTAGTTCCTTTAAAGTATCAGTGAATCTTATATTCCTAGCATGTATAGCGTTCTCTGCATTAGTAAACTCTTCAGTTAATTGCTCAATAACATCATCTAATTCTTTAGGAGGAACTTGGTCAAACCAGTTCTTATTACGTAAACTCCAACCAGATAGATATTTATTAAGTGCATACTCATCTAATAAGAATTGCATCTTATCAATAATGAGATCCATAGCTTTGTTATCATTTACATATGGAGCTCCTTTCTGTATAGATTCAGCTAGTGTAGCAGATTCTCTGCCTAGAGTGTCCATAACCCTTGCAGAGGCTTCTGAAACCTCTCTTCCGAGGAATCTATCAGTAAGGTCTCTTAGAGCGAATGCAGCGGCTCTTGCTTGTTCTTCGTTGAATGTCTCTACCTTAAACCTACCCATTAAGAAGTTCTTAACATCTCGGTTCTCATAGAAGAGTGCTTTAACATCATCTATATTCTCAGCAGCTATGATACTTGTGTATATATCCCAAGCAGCTGCGTTCATCTGTTTAGCACTATATCTAACACCATCTACTATAGCATTGAATCTACCAATATCTCTAGTTTCTTCAGCCACACCCATAACAGCATCACGAGATTTATTCCCTACCATGAGACCTTTCTCTCTCATAGCTTCTGTCATGATTGGAGCTGGATCACCTTTAGATGCACCATTCTTAATAGCAGTTGTATCTGCCATATTCCTAGCTACATTAGCAGGACCAGGTACATTTCTAGCAGATGATGCTTCACTGACCATACCAGGAGATATATCAGGATCAAAATCATTAGGATCAACATTAGGATCTTGTAATTTACGTCTAGCTGCAGCATCTGCTTCTAGATTAAATCCTAATTCCTTTCTTTTTAACGCACCTTCTACACCTGTTTTTATACCTAGTTTATCTTCAATAGCTAGTATTTCATTGATGATTTGATTTTCAGTCTGTCTATTTAATTTACCAGAACTAAGTAATGTTTGTAATCTTTGCCATTCAATTAAATCATCAGGCTCTGCATCTTTAACTGTTTCTAATCTTTTATACTTAGCAGAGGCTTCATCAAGTGGTTCAATGAAATCAGTCGATTTTTTAACTGCAGATTTACTATCTATGAAAGCACCAAGTATCACACCAAATGTACTTAGTCCCATATTTTCATAGAAGTTCATCATCTTTCTAACAGCTGGGCTATCAGATTCTTTAGTCTTCCATGCTTCTGGTAAAGGTACTAAACCTTTAGGACCGAATAAACCAGGAATCATATCAGATACAGTTTTAGCTGCGTTATGGTCTTCAGTAGTATCACTTAATAAACCTACAACACCATCAGCTAATCCATAAGCTCCTATCTTAGTTAGATTTTTAGCTAGAAAAGGATAACTATTAACACCACTTTTAGCTAAGAAAGCATGTGTTGCACCACCAGTATGTATAGCAGGTAATACAATAGAAAGTATACGTCTTACATTTTGATGAATTGGATTATCTAATTGAGTAGCTTGATCCCATTTATCATCAACACCACCCATACCTGGTATTAGAGTACCTGCAGCATCCATAGCAAAATCAGCATAAGCTAATCCTGGTACTGATAAACCTTTCATTGTATTATCTAGGTTCTTGATAGGATTATTAGCACCTGGATAGAATCCACCATGAGTTCTATTCCTTTCTTCAGCAGCTGCTTGATACTCTTCTAAAGACATACCATGATACTTACGATACCATGCATCCTTTAGTTTATCTCTTTCACCTTTAAATTCATCAGATGTATAAGGTATACCTAAGAATCCACGTTTCTTACCGAAGTTCCACCATTCATCATACTCAGCTTTCATAACTGTAGCATGGTTTGGATCAGATAGATCTACAGTACTACGTCCTATTGGACTATTAAATGCAGCAGGAAATCCTCCTGAAGTAGGTTGTGGTTGTTGTATTACTTCAGGTTGTATAACCTCAGTTGGTGGTTGAGGTACTTCTTCTTGTTGAGGTTGTACTATCCGTTCAGAGGAAGGAGGAGCATAATCTGAAGGTGCTGTTACTCTGCCAGCGATTAATTCTTCTTCCATTTATCGTTCCCTCCCTAATGCTTTTAGTTCTTTTTCCAGCTCTTTTACCTTACGATCCCATTCTATGAATTCTTCAGTCTGTTCTGGAACATGGAAAATCGTTTGTTCTCCTTTTTGGATACGGAATTCATTCTTTGGTCTTTGTTTTTTAAGCATCTTTAATTCATCCCTTATCTGTCCTTTAATATTTACATACTTTTGTGGTAAGCCTTGTATTCCATAAGGAAAGATTTTGAAGATTGTTTCTTCATCAAGAAAAGGCTGATTAAGTATAGTTTTACTTATAGCATTTTCTGGGTCAAAAATATTACCTGTTAATTCATCAGTCTTAATTTCATGTGCTTGTAAGAAAGAAGTTTTTGTATCTAATCCATCTTTAAAATTCAACCTGATGTGTTCTTTCTTAGGTGATTCAAGTCCTTGTCCCCAAACAATACTACCAAATGCAGATATACCGAACCTATCATCATCACGGGTATAATCACCATTACTTTGTAGATAATAAGCAGATTGACCATTTGGAGCAAATCGGTATTTTTTACCATGTTCTTCTCCAAACCTATTTAGTACATCTACTATATCCCATTTTTTACCAGTACTTCTTGTTAGAATTTCAGCAATAACTTGAGCGTTATCTCTTGCTTCTTTAGGTAGTTCAAATGAAACATCACCTCGCCACGATTCACCAGGCTTATAAGGCTCAGATAAATTCAAAGCAAGTTCATCTAATTTAGTTAATACATCTGGTGATATAATATTACCTTTATTAAATATATCTTCAGCAGTTATCTCTCCTGTTCCATATAAATACTTAATATCATTAGGAGCTACTGTAACGATACTTTCATTATTCCACCTGGTTATAGGAGAAGACCCATCTTCACCTATTAGACTTTTTTCTATTTCACTGATTACATAATTCTGACCACCTGTAGAATCGAAAAGAGGATTAGTATAAACCCATCCACCTCCGAATCCACCTGCTTTTGTCCTTCCATATCTACCTTCACCTTCTTCCTCTCCTGGTTTAGGTGCTCCTAGTGCAAACTCAGCTTCTACTATTTTAAAAGCTTCTACCCTAGCAAGACGGTAGCCTTTATCACCATGTTTAGTTATATAATCAGGTAGTATTCTATGATAAATATTTTCGGCTCTGATTGCCATATCTTTAGCAGCTTCCTTTCCTGTATTAGTTAAGTGTTTAGTTTTTCTACCAGTGATAAAGGCACCACTACCTAAAGATCCTTCTTCTTCACCAGCATGATTCTCAAAGTAACCAAACCAAGCTGATATACCACTCTTATTATCATACATGAAACCAGCTTTATGAACATTACTGAAACGTTCAAATTCTGGCCTTAAGCGTTTTCTTGTAGCTTCAGGTAACCGTTGATATTTATTTACAGCTATTCGGTATTGTCTATCATAGTCATCTCCTTCTAAAGTATAATCAGTTAAAGGTGACCATACATCTAAATAAGTAAGAACATCCTCTTTAGTAACATTCGGTCCCATCAATGATAATTCAGTAAGCAGATTTAATTTAGTAGTACCATCTGCTTCGCTTTCCATTATTTTCTGAATCCAACTATGCTGGAATTCAGGGAATGTATCTGGTAATCCTGCAGCCTGGAAATCTTCACTAGTTCCTTTCTTTTCTCTTAGTGTAGTCCATTGAGTTAACGCTGAAGTATAATCTACTCTAAGTGTATTACCTGTGTTCTTTTTATGATTGGTTGCTTTTGTGGTTTTTTCAGTATGTGATTTTTGTAATTGCTGCTCAATGTATTCTATATTTTCAGGACTTAATTTCTTTATTAAAAACTCTTTACTTACTGTTTCACCTTTATTAGGGAAGGCTCTTACTTTACCCCAGGCATCATCTAAATAAGTGTCTATATTATATCTATAACCATGGTGTCTAGCATGAGTTCCTAAAAAGTGAACTATAGAACTCATTCTAGGCTGATTACTAAGTCTTATATAAGCACCACTCTGTGGATCTTTAATAACACCAGTAGTACGTAGGGTGTTTATACCACCATGTACTACATTAGTAAGTGAATTTGCATTTGCCGTTGCATCTCTATCATCCCCATCTGTTCCTAACTTAATAGTACCATCCATGGAGCTGAAGGAACTTAGAATATTATTTGTTGTAGAATCTGCATCTTCAGCATCTTTGATATCTTGACCGTGATCATTACCCCACCTTTCAAACCTAGCTAATATCTTAGCACCGTGTTTAGAATTAGGATTAATACCTAGTTCGTCTAATCTAAGATAACCTGCAATGATAAAGAAATCATCTGAAGTATATTGATTTAACTCAACACCAGCTTGCTTTGCTGCCGCGAATACAGCAGCTTTTTCAATCTTCTCATTATCAGTCCAAGTAGAATAAACGTTAGAATTGGTATCCATCCAATTCAAGCTTAATCGACCGGCAAATTGCTTAAGAGTATCATGGCTAAAGTCATCACTCTTCTCACTTAAATCTTTCCAACCTAGTGCTTGTATTTTATTTAAAGCTTCTTGGTTTTCTAAGTTTAGAGGATCACCCCATGCATTATTCTTGCGTAGTTCTTCATTCTTCGCATAAGTATTAAGCTTTACTCCTAATTCTAATCCTAACTTACCTGTTTGTTCAATTAATTTAGCTGTTTTTGGTATTAAGTCTTTATAGTGTTTAGCTAATTTCTCAGCTTCTTTAGCCTTACCTTTCAACCTATCAACATCTCTATCAGCTTTAATAGATAATGCTTCAAGTTTACGGTTTCTAACTAAACCTTTAAGACGATCTTTTTCTTTATCAACGCCTTGTTCAAAAGAAGCTTTATCAGCTAAACCTTTGATAAAGATGTTTGAAGCTTCTTTATGTTGTTCTTTAGCAAGCTTGATAGATTGAATATTGATATCAGCTTGCTGTGCTAGACGCTGTTCTCCTATCTGGAGTCGTCCTCCGACACCTTTAAAACTCCTGGACGTACCAGAATATTTAGGGTCTCTGCGTTTTCTGCTCATAGTTAGTTAGTTAGCCTAATTTACCGATTATAGCTCCACCAAGACTCATTACACTAGATGCCATACTCATTGTTGCTTGACCATGTATAGCTCTTCTTGCAGCACCTACATCAGCCATAGCACCATATACAGGTTGCGGACCGTAGTCAGATTCCTTCAGGGCTCTTGGTAATATGTATTCAGGTATTGGTATTGGTTCAGCTCTTATTGGCATTGGTAATACACCTGGGTCTAGCATCTTACTTGCATATGCTGTTAGATCAGCTGAATATTTATCTCGTATAATCTCATCTAGTATACCTCTAGTATTACGACCTGCACTATCCATGGTAACATTAAGAGCTTCAATAGCTCTACCATAATCAGACATAGTCATTTGGTAACCTTTTCTAGCACTTCTACCAGATGCATTCCTAGCTCTTAATTGTCCTTCAGCTTCAATGGCATCAAGCCATAAACTATTTCTTTCAAAGTTTTGTAAATCAGATGCTTCTTGTAATTTTATAATTTCACTATCCATAGAAGCCTTAGCTGAAGCAGTATTAAGGTCCATTGTATCTCTGTAGATACTATCTGAACGTAAGAACTGTGCTTCATTAGAAGCTTGTTGTGCATTTCTTATCTGTAGTGAGTATTGATATTGTCTTTCATTTGCAGCATCTTTATATGCTCTAAGTTTTGACTCATTCCTAGCATCTGTGAATATCCGATCAACAGCTTCTTGTCTTTCATCTTGAAGCTGTGTTTTCTTCATCTTCCACAGCTCCATATCGTATTCATAACGACGTTCTGTGGCTTGGTTCTGTGCATGGGCAGCATCACCTGCAGCATCAGCGGCTTGCTGTTGGCCTCGGTGATGCATATAACCTAGTCCAGCACCTGCAGCACCTAATACAGCTCCAGAACCTATTACACCTATTGCAGCTGCAGTACCAACCGCTGAACCAGCTAGTAATCCAGCACCAGCACCTACTAGTACAGGTATCAAAGCAAAAGTTTTAGCTCCTACAAGTAGTAGGCCTGTTTCTATAATCATTTGTTATCTTCTCCGATAGAATCTTGGTGAGTAATGACCTTCCCACATCATAGAGTTTAAAGACACAGGGAATGGTGAGTCATTAAAAATTCTAAGTTGGAAGTTATCTGATTTTTGGTGGATAGGTATTTGTACAACAGCTTGATCTTTAATAGCAATATCATTACCTAAGTATGTATCAGCTATAATAGTTGGGCTTAGGTTGTACCATTCATCTAAATATATTTTTATCTTTACATCATTTGCGGGTGCAGAATCAAAGGTAACTTGATTTAATGCAGATACAGTGAATGCTGTAGTAACAACACCATCTAGTGTAGCTTTAATTTGATCATCATCTACATAGTCAAAGTCTTCATCAATCCAGTTGAATACAGTTGTAGAGCCATCTCCAGTAAATTCCTTACTGCCTGGAAGTCTACCTGTTTGTTTCAGCTTGAATCCACATACACCGGATAGACCAAGTGCAAACTTCATCCTATTGATAGTAAGACTAGCAGTGAAATCTGTAAGCTTCTGAGCATCATCCGGTCTGAAATATGTCTTAGGTAATACAATATCATAGTCATATTTCCATCCAACTACTACATCACTAGCTACACCACTTAAATCCTTTCTAAGCACTTTAAAGTAAGTACTACCAGTTCTTAAGTAATCCCACCTAGCAGAGCCATCTGTTATATTTGCTGATGTACCTGTAGGTCCACCTGAACCTGCAGAGGTACCTGCAGTATCACATACATATACCTTGTCACTATCATTAACAACAACATCTCCTACTGTATAAGCAGTACTCGCAGCCCAATTAGTATCAGTAGCTACGGTAGGTGTTGTAGTAAATCCAGATTCAATAAATTGTCCTGTAGCTGTAGTACCTTTAATTATGATAACAGGAGATAATCCAGATACATTATTCCAAGGTATATAGCATTTAGAAAAGTCCTCACTTTCTCTATATGTTACATTAGGTGCTTCTTTATATAAATCCATGGAAGGATTAATAGCAGATCCATCATTATTAACAATGATAGCATCTTGTGGACTTTGACTTAGACTAGCTTGAGATAAAGTAAATTGACTACCTTGTTTAGTAACTGCAAAGAAATCATCTGAGTCAACAGCAATTGTCTGTACAGTTCCTGGTAGTTGCCAGTTAAACCAAGCTTCAAGAAGATTCTCTTTACCATCACTATATGTTCTAAAGAAATATACATATCTAGAAGATTGATCGGACATTGCTAGAAACTTATTCTGTGGACTAGCAATCAGTGTATCTACAGACTCTGGTACCCACTCATTAACAACTCTACCAACGTCTAAAATCTTAGGGTTCTCGTCTTGTCCAAAGGTTTGCATACCAAAGGTACGAGTATAACTAGGTGTCTTACTTACAAACTGTATGATACCACCCATATCAACAGGTGTTATTTCTGTATCCATATCATAATTTGCTATGACACGAACGTTAGTTGTTGTAGGTGTAAGCACTCCATCAGCAGCAGACATCATAAACTGTTGGTCTTTGCTGAATAGTAGTAGACCCTGTGTAGTAGGTAGAACAGAGTATAGAGTAGCAGGTTTAATTGTAGATGCAATTACATCAACTGGATCTGCATCTGTTACTGTTTGTGCTGAAGTATGGTAGAAATTAAATAAGTCTTTTGATTGACTCATAGACACATTATCATCAGCTAGAAATCCAAGTCTATTGTTATAGAAGAAACCGGACTGAATTTTTTTCCCAACAAAACTAGGGTGTGAGTTAGTATTATCATCACCTACAGCTCTTGCTGTCCAACTAACCTGTCTAAATGTAAAGGTATTTAATGATGTATTAACTAATTCATGTGGCACTGTGGAACCATCTAGACCAGTAGACTTAGATGGATCTAATCCTTCTGCCCAGTTACCAGGACCAGATGTACCATTATCTGCTACAAATTTAGCAAAATATGTATCATCAGTAGAATTGGTATTAACTACTTTTACTAAGTGTCCATTAAAGGTTTGCTCTGGTAACTGTCCTGCATTATCAACTTGATCTTGAAATACATATATAGAATCACCTGCTTGACCACCAGTAGCACTAATAGTTATAGCTGAGTTACTGTCTGTTATATGTAATGATTCTCTATATTTAACTGTTGATAAACCAGATATACTTAAAGCATCAATAGCACTCTTAAGTGCAGTTAAAATAGAATCATAAGTACCACTAGCATTAGAAGTATGTGTAACAGTACTGCCCTCTATAACTACTGTATAAACATTACTAATAGGTGAACCACTCAATACAAGTGTAGCTTTTCTATTAGCATTAAATGTAGGATCAGCAATCTTAGCTGCAGTAATTAAATTATTTGTTATAATAGATGTATCTTGTATAGTTAATACATCGTAGTTTAACCGAGAACCTGTTAAATAGTTTTCAGCATTAACTGATGTAGATGTATCCATGTTAACAGTACATGCTGTACCATCTACATTCCAGATATCTATATCACCATAACCACTACTAGGTTTAGGTTTAATACATCCTATATATCTTTCATCTTTTGTTCTAGCTATGTAGAACCATTTTGAATTATCGTATGTAGTGCCAGTACCTAGATTAGCTATCCAATTAAAGCCAGGTCTTTTAGTGAGTCCAAATGTAGGATCTGGATACCCATTAAGACACTCCTTGACTTGACCTGGAAGTTTCTTATCATCAGATTGTCTAGATACCCCACCAAGATAATTATCAATTCTTTGACTAATTGCTGGCATTATCTTCTAAGTGCTTGGTAAGGTTTGTAGCTGTTGTAATGATTACTCTTATCATATGGGTGTCCAAATATATTGTACTCTCCTTGAGAGGTTTCATATTCTAGAGCAGTAGACCTAGCAAAAGCTTCTTGGCTTTGTAGCATCTCATATTGATTAGGATCTCCTATTATTCTTTGTGATGTTAAACTAGCTGCTCTAGCTACAATGAAATTCTGTATAGGTTCAGGTATATCTACCCAATCAAATTCCCATACAACATCACACTCTACTTTACTATGATCTGGCCAAGTATATCTATGATGAAGTCTATCGTATAATTTACCGTTTCTTCTGATTCCATCATACTGTCCGTTAGTACCGCTTGGTGATAATTTTATTTGTAATATATTATTTGCTATAAGTATTTCATTATTTGTATCAGGAGTGAATTCATAATGTGGTTCTCTATTGAAAGTCCATCCTTCTGCTTGTACTTCTCTGTTTACCTGTAACAGTGTGTCGTATGCTATCGCAACGTCAGGGTTGGTAGTGTCTAGCGTGGTTACAGGTGCCTGACCACATGACGACAGTATTTGATTTATGGCAGGTAATTCTTGCGTGGCGTTAGTGGTTGGAAAAGGCATAATTATTATTAAAGAAAAAAGGGGAACCGAAGTCCCCCGTATGTATAAGCTATTAAGCGTTAGCTGGATATGTTGTACCGAATGCGGCTGGCTTAGTTGTAGTTCCTGCGAACAGTTCTACACAAGCAGCTGGGTTCAGGAAGTCAGCACCCATTGCTAGGCGTCCGAGGATCACATCACCCTGGTAGATTACATTTATGTCACCAGATGTTACTTGAACTTGTGGTCCAATTGCTTCGACAACACCTGCGGCTTCCTTCTGGAAGATAAGTCCACAAGAGTTACCAAAGTCAGAAGAGTTACCATAGTTGTTGTTAACACCAGTTACAGAAGAACGAGCGTCTTCAGTAGATACTTCAACAAATGAACCAGTGTTACCTGGGTTCACTGTATCAAGGTCACTACCAGCAGATGCACCTGAAGAAGGAGCATATTTAGTACCGTATCTATTGAAGAATGGTACATTCATTGACTTGTAGATCTTGATGCCTGCAATGTCTATGATTCCTTCACCGCTTTGTAAGGCTGTACCTTGTACGTCACGGTTAATCAGGTTGTTGTTAGAACAATCTTTAATGAGAGCATAGTACTGGCGTGGGTTTAGTACGGCAACACGGCCATCATTACTGATTCCCTTCTCATCTAGAGCTGCAGCTGCATCATAGAATGCAGTTACAAGAGTAGATGCTGTTAGTGAATCATCAGCATTAGAACCAGCTCCTACTTGGATCTGTGTTCCACCTGGCTCAACGAAGTTTGCCTTCGTGATAGGGCTGGCTTGACGAGCACCTTTAGCAATTGCTCTAAAGATTAGACGGTCATACTTTTCTGCAAGTGCATAACCAATCTTCTTGGAGATCTCGCCACGTAAATCGTAGTGGGCAAGTGTCTCATCTAATTCATATACGAATGCACTAGAGATCAATAGATCGTCAATAGTGATCGTCTTCTCAGCTACTGGAGGTGCTCCATCACTGTTACCTAAGATAGACTGACCTGGTACATGGTACTCAGCAGTTGTACGACCCGTGTAGATGAACTGTAATGACTTACCGTTCTTTAGGGTTCTCTTGGTAACAAGGTCTCTAGCGATTGTATTACGCTGGAAGCCTTTGAACATCTCTCCACTAAACAGCTTGAGGTATAGAGCTCTTGAATCACCGGTCGAGTTCGATTGACCCGGCCGCGTCAGATCGGCAAGAGGCTCATTACTATTTTGATGTGCCATTTATATGGGATAAATTTAAGTTATATAATTTCTTCAGCTGAAAATTTTTTTTTGATTTAGGTATGGACTTACTAAGAGCTTCCAATCTAAATCACGTTTGATCAATTTATTCATTGTGGTCTTTCCCACCGTCTAGACGGCAAAGGGTATCCTCGTAAGGGCCAATGCCAATTGCATAGAAGTCCGACTCTGAGGTGCTTCTACACTTGCACAGTAAGGTGCAGCTTTTCTATGATAATTAGTATGTAATACTTGTATCAATATAAAAAAAGCTAGGAGTCCGTAGATTCCTAGCCATACTTCATTAAATTTCATTAGCTCATTAAAGCTTCTTCTAATGAACTATACTCTTCATCAACACCTGGAGGTTGCTTGTCACTTGGTAAAGTGTCTGGATGTTCCTCTGGTTTATTGTGATGAGTTTGAGGAGAGAAAGACGTAATAAACGCAGTTCTTCCTTTACTTTGATGAGACATTGTGAGTACTTTTTGTATACTTCACGCCACGATAGGTTAAAGTCATGATGATCCTTAAACTACCAAGACCCCGTTCCATGCCTTGGTTTCATGCGTCCATAAAATTAATGGATGAACGGAAGTGACGTTATTTTTTAGGGGGTCTTCCCTTTTTGGTACCGTAAGTACCCTTTCCTTTAGGCATTGTTTTATCCTATAGCTGGTGCGATTAGAGCAACCTCAGATGTTTCAGCTGAAGCTAGATCGAGTGGAAAATTATGTGCGTTCCTTTCATGCATTACTTCCATACCTAAGTTGGCACGGTTAAGAACGTCTGCCCATGTAGGCACTACCTTACCATTTGCATCTAAGATAGATTGGTTGAAGTTAAACCCGTTGAGATTAAACGCCATAGTGCTGACTCCCATACTGGTGAACCATACGCAAACGACTGGGAAAGTGGCCAGAAAGAAATGAAGAGAGCGACTATTATTAAAGCTCGCATATTGAAAAATTAATCTACCGAAGTAGCCATGAGCAGCGACGATGTTATACGTCTCCTCCTCTTGGCCAAATTTATAACCATAGTTTTGTGATTCAGTTTCAGTAGTCTCTCTAATGATTGAAGAAGTAACGAGACTTCCGTGCATAGCAGCGAATAAAGCTCCCCCGAACATCCCAATAACACCAAG